TTATGAAGAGATTACTGGAATGAAACATTCAAGTGATGATGATTACACTTTGACTGAAAGGCAGGAGTCTGAACCTGCACCTAAAAAAGACCAAATTGAAGGGTCAAAAACAAACAAGCCAGGGAGTGCATCCGGAAAGTCAGGATCCATAAAATTTTCTGAAGGTACTGAAAAATCAATAGCTACAATTGTTGAAAACCATAACGAACAAGTAAATTCTAAAGGCATGAGCACCTGGCGACGTTTAAGGACTCCAACTGCTAAGGCAGTTGTTCGACGAGGCTTTGGTGCGTTTTCTGTATCTCATCGGCCTGGTGTATCTAGGAATGCCTGGGGACTTGCTCGTTTAAAAGCATTTAGTTATTTGTTAATAAACGACAAACCTAAAAATCCAAAGTACGTTGGTGACAATGATTTACTTCCTGAGGCTCATCCAAAGCACAGCAAAAAGAAAGATAAAGAAAAAAATAGTTTCAGGCATGATATAAAGGTACCAGCTTTTATAAAAAATAATGCTGCTCGTGGTTTAGAAAATTTACAATTTGCCGGTCAAGGTTTGACTGAAAAAACAAAAAGAGAGGCACGCATGATGCGTGATGGTGATGTATCTCATGATAAAGCACTTCGTATGGCCGCTTGGTTTGCTCGGCATGTTACTGACCTGGAGGGTGAGGGTGCTAAAGAGTTTTTAGCTGGTGAGACCGATCGCATGAGTCCTGGACAAGTTGCTTGGCTTTTGTGGGGTGGTTCTTTAGCTGCTGCCACCAGGATGGATGCTATGCGTTGGGCTGAGCGTCAAGTTGCCCGTCATGAAGGCGAAAAAAACTCTAGGCCACAACCTGTTTTACAATCGGCAGGTATTATTAAAGCAATGAGCGAAAGTAAAGAAACAAGATATTTCGAGTTGCGAGCTGAGGCTGCAATTGATTCTGAGGACTTAGTATTCACGGGGTATGCATCTGTATTTAACTCCCCTTATTCTGTAGCAGACTCTCGAGGTGTTTATAATGAAATTGTAAACCCTGGAGCGTTTTCTAAAACTTTAAATGAACAAGACGATGTTAAGTTTTTAATAAATCATGATGGAATTCCTTTAGCCAGGACTAAGTCCGGCACTCTTGAACTTAGAGAAGATGAACATGGTTTGTTTGTTAAGGCTGAATTGGATGAAGCCAACCCTAGAGTTGCTGAGATATCATCCGCTCTAAAAAGAGGGGATCTCTCAGAGATGAGTTTTGGATTCCACGCTATCAAAGATGAGTTTTCTGATGGTGGCGAAACTAGAACGCTCAAAGAATTGCGTTTACTTGATGTATCAGTTGTTACTTGGCCAGCGAACCCTGCGACAATCGGTAAAATCCGAGGAGTCGATTTGGGTGAGTTGCAGTCTACTCTTGCTGAAGTAAGAAATGACGAAGCAACAACTGACCAAGCGGACAAAATAAAAGAAGTAATCGGTCAGTTATCTGACTTGTTACCAAGTTCTGAAAGTTCAAAGTCAAAAGTACGGGCTGCGGTTCGAGACATTGAAGTTTGGGACTTACAGAGCCGTTCATAAAAGCCGATCTATCACTTTTGCGGACACTCACACTTAAAAATAAAATATTATTATTTCAATAGGAGTTAAATTGAAAATTAAAGAAATGTTAGAAAAAAGAGAAGGACTTATTTCTGATGCTAAGGACATGACTGAACTTGCTGAAAAGGAAGACAGAGACTTTAGCGAAGATGAGACTTCAAAATTTGACAGCCTAAAAAGCGAAATCAACGAACTTGGCGACAGAATAAAAGAAGCTGAAGAGTTGAGAAAAGCTGAAAAAGAAATAGAGGAAAGTAGACAAAAACTTGGTGTGGACGAGGAAGTCCTGGAGCCAGCTGTTGAGTCTATTGAAGAGCCTGGTGTTTATCACAGAGGGTCCGAAAACTCATTTTTACAAGACGCTTTTAATGCTAGAAATGGTGATTTCTTAGCTCAAGACAGGATTAACCGTCATCAACAAGGTAACGGTGAAAAGAGAGACGTTGGAACTGGTGCATTTGCCGGTTTAGTCGTTCCTCAATATTTAACCGATCTTGTTGCTACTAAAGCAAGAGCTGGAAGCCCATTCTATAACGCTTTACCTAAGGCACCTTTACCAGATAAAGGTATGAAGGTTGAGCTGTCTAGAATTACTACAGGTTCTGCTAATGCATTTCAAGCAACTGAAAACGCTGCACTTCAAGAGACCAACATGGACGACACTTTATATTCTGTAAATGTCAACACCATTGGTGGTCAGCAAGACGTTTCTCGTCAAGCAATTGAGAGAGGTACTGACCTTGAAGGCATCATATTTAGTGACTTGATTTCTGCTTATTACACAGAACTTGACGAAAAATTAATTAATGGAGATGGTACAGGTGGAGCACCTGAAGGCATCAGAAACGTTACAGGAATAAACACCGTAACTTATACCGATGCATCCCCAACTGTTGGAGAGCTTTATCCAAAATTAATTGATGCTATTCAAAAAATTAATAGCAATAGATTTGCTGCTGCTACAGCTATCATCATGCATCCACGTAGATGGGGTTTCTTTTCTGCTGGTGTAGATGGAAACTCAAGACCATTAGTATTGCCTGCTGGTAACAACCCAAGCGATGCATTTGGTGTTGGTGAGGCTGCTGGTTATGGCCAAGTTGTTGGTCAAATTGCAGGTTTACCTGTAATTGCAGACGCTAATATTACAACTGCTGACGGTGGAGGTAACGACCAAGACCAGATTTATGTTGTTAAAGCTGACGACCATATTCTCTTTGAAGAGACAGGTAGTCCGTTTAGACTCAGATTCGACGATGTCGGTTCCGGGTCACTTTCAGTTAAGTTGGTATGTTATGGCTATGTTGCTTATGCATCAGGCCGTTACCCAGCTGGAATTTCAAAAATTCAAGGTACTGGATTAATTACACCTAGTTTCTAGGTTATTATTTAGCGGGGTCTTTAGGGATCCCGCTAAATTAAAAAGGAGTTTAAATGGCTAAATTAAAATTAACCAAAGATGAAATAGCTGCACTGCAAGCAGAGCTTAAAGGTTATCTTGTTTTTAAAAAAACTAAAAGAGCTGCTGCTGTTAAAAAAGTTTTGAAAGACGCAGGAGTTCCTGAGTCTGCATCTGCTAAGCCTAAGGCTGAAACAGCTGCAAAGAAAAAACCAGCAGCAAAATCAAAACCTAAAAAATAAATAATGGCGATAACTAATGGCTACTGCACCTTAGCAGAGATAAAGGCATTCGTTAATATAAGCGACTCAAACGACGACGACCAACTTGAGGACGCTGTAAATTCTGCAAGCCGTCAAATAGACGCTTATTGTGGTCGTCAATTTTTTGCTGATGGAGCAACTTCTGCGAAGGTTTATAGAACTTCTAATCCTTATAAAGTAGTTGTTGATGATATTTCAACTTCAACAGGTTTGGTTTTAAAGTATGATGATGATGAGGATGGAACTTACGAGACAACTGTTGCATCTACAGATTTTATTTTACTTCCGCTTAATGGTGAGAGCTTTGGAATTGCTGGGCTTGGTTTTACTTCTATTGAATTGTTTACTGATGGATCCCACGAGTTTCCAACAACTCACATAAATAATCGACCAGCGATTGAAGTAACTGCAAACTGGGGATTTGCAGCTGTGCCTGAACCAATAAGACAAGCTGCTTTAATGTTAAGCAGTGAGAACTTTGCAATGCGTAACACTCCCCTAGGTATTGCTGGTGTTGGTGAGTTCGGTGTCCTGGCAGTTCGACAAAACAGACAAATAACCAGGATGATTGACCCGTTCAGACGTGGCGAGGTAGTTCACGGTATCGCTTAATGGCCAGCTTTAGTACAATCCGTACCGCAATAAAAACAACCCTGGGAGGGATCTCTGGACTTCGAGTCTTTGACACAGTCGAGGACATGGTCAATGTTCCAGCTGCTGTTTTAATTCCATCGTCAATAAATTTTAATGAGGCCATGGCTCGTGGGACTGACAGTTACGAGTTTGATTTAATTGTTGTTGTATCTCGTGCTGATTCACGATCGGGCCAAAATCAATTGGATGGTTTCATAAATGGTTCCGGGTCATCATCAATACGTCAGGCCATATTTCAAAACTCCAGCCTAGGCCAATCGGACACGTCTGCGGTGGTCACTACAATGAGTGATTATGGAGGCACCTATGCGGTCAATGGTATTGAATGCATCGGAGCTCGGTTAGGTATAACTGTTTACACTAAGGGGACAGCATGAAGTTTAAAATAATTGGTAATAAAAAAATCAACGGCAAAGAACCTGGCGAGGTCATTGAAATAAAGGATGAAATGTTGGCTGAAACTCTTGCAGCTGGAGGCCACATAGAAAAGGTCCAGGGATCTGCTAAAAAAAAGGATAAAAAATAAATGCCTTACAAAAAAACAAAAATTAAAAAAGGCGGAGGCCGTAAAGGTGGAGGCCGCAGATAAATGGCTACTTTTGTATTAACTGACGGCAGGTTTTTTCTAAATGGCTTTGACATGTCAGGCCATACTCAATCAATGACCCTGGATTTAACTGCTGATGAGGTCGATGTTACGTCCATAAACTCAGGAGGTTTCAGGTCAAAAATAGCAGGACTTCAAGATGCTAGCTTGACAGCAAATGGATTTTTTGAGGCAGGTACTGACAAGCCTGACGGTTTACTTGGTGTATCAGCTGGTGCTGAACTCATTGGTACTGTATCCCCTACTTCATCTGCTGGCGATACTGCATATTTTTTAAAATCCAGGAACTTTAGTTATTCAATTGGTGGTGCGGTTGGCGATGTGATGCCGTTTTCAATAACAAATGCTAACAGTTCCGATCGTGCTGTTCGTGGCACTATCATGGTTGATGATTCTGCAAATTTGACAGCAACTGGTAATTCAACAGGCAGAAACCTTGGAGCTGTTGCAGCAGGCAAGTCTTTATTTGTTGCTGCTCATGTTGTATCTGTATCCGGAACTTCGACCCCAACTTTGGCCCTAAAAGTGCAAAGTGATGACAATGGTTCTTTTACAAGTCCTACCGATCGTATAACTTTGACAAACTTTACAGCTGTTGGAGCTCAATATTCAAAAGTTGCTGGTGCAATTACTGACACTCATTTCAGAATAAATTACACGCTTAGTGGTACAAGCCCATCATTCAAGGTTTTCATAAGCGTTGGTATTGTTTAATAATTTCTACTAAAATAAAATAGTTAATATTCATATTGACCTGTTTATTTAATTAATAACTATCGGGCAACCGATGCGACACTCTTTGTTTTTAACCTAACAAAGAACCGGACAGATTGTTTTTGCACGCTGTCCGGTTTGTCGTTTTTTAGGCCAATAAATATTTTTTAATTACTTGCAATCAATCAATAATTATGGTTTTATACCTTAGTCAGGTTTTACTGGTCGTATGATAAGAAAACGTGCTTGTGGGTAAAAGCCACAAAGGGCCTGACCAAAGAAACCGCTTTAGGCGGTTTTTTTGTTTCTAGGCCATAAACATTATTTTTATTGTTTTTCTAGTATTCTTTTGGTATGGCTAATGGTTTTAAAGTATTTGCAGTATCTGAAGTTTTAACTGCTGCTGATGTCAACGATTATTTAATGGAGCAGAGCATTGCTATTTTTGCAGATTCAACAGCTAGAGACGCTCAAATTTCAAGCCCTGTTGAGGGTCAGTTTTGCTACCTTGCTGATACAAATGTTTTACAATTCTATTCCGGTTCTGCCTGGACCAGTTATATTGGCGATGGCGATATAACGGCTGTAACTGCTGGAACTGCGATGGACGGCGGTGGAGCAAGCGGTGCGGTTACATTAAATGTTGACGTAAATGCTGCAAGCTCAGCAACTCCTGCGTCTGGTGATGAAATATTAATAGCTGATGTCAGTGCGTCTAATGCGACTAAAAAAACCACTTTAGCCGATCTGCCGGTTTCAACCGCTACTCAAGCTGCGATTGATTCTGTTACTGCTGGTACAAGCACTTTAACTGTTTTGTTTACTGTAAAAGTTGCAGATGATGGATCCGGCAGTCAAAACGTTTTTTATTTTTTAAATGGGACTGATTCAGGTGCTGGCACTAGGTCACCGGCTATGGACCTGGGTGTTGGTTTTAAATATAAATTTGATGTAAGTGATTCATCTTTTTCAGGTCACAATCTTAAATTTTCAACAACTCCTGACGGAACTAGAGCAGGTGGCAGCGAGTTTACAACAAATGTAACTACTTCAGGAACACCTGGAAGTGCTAACGCTTACGTGCAAATAGAAATTACACCGGAAACTTTAGGAATTGCTGGAGCGACCAAAACACTTTATTATTATTGCTCAAACCATGACGGTATGGGCGGCAGTGGCTCATTATCGTTGTATCCAGCTGGAGGCGGCTCAGGCACTGCATTCGACCAATTGCTTTTAATAGGGGCATAGAAAGGATAATTAATGGCTAACGCATATAAAATATTGGGACAGACGGCTGATGCAAGTGCTAACGATGTAACTTTGTACACGGTTCCGTCCTCAACTGAAACAATCATTTCAACAATAGTTATTTGCAACAGAGAAGCAGCTACGAACACTTTTAGAATTGCAATGAAAGCAAACGGTGGGTCAGTTGCTAATGAAGATTATATTGCTTATGACACTAGCATTCTTGCAAATGATAGCATCACTTTGACTCTTGGCATCACATTAGATGCAACTGACATAGTTTCAGTTGGAGCGTCAGATGCAAATGTTTCTTTTAGCGTTTTTGGCACAGAGATTACTTAAGGGTTTTTATGTCAGTTACTAAAATTTCTGAGTCTGGTATAACAGGCGGAAAGTTCAAATCTGCTGGTTTTGTAACTAGCAAAAATTTTATTCCTGTTGAGTCTTTGGTTATAGCTGGAGGAGGCTCAGGAACAGGCCACAATGGTGCTGGTGGTGGTGCAGGTGGATATAGAAGTTCTTATCAATCTGATTCCGCATCAGGTGGAGGCGGATCCGTTGAAAATAAATTACAATTGTTTTCAGGTCAAGATTTTACTGTAACTGTTGGAGCTGGTGGTTCTCAACCATCATCATCACAAGGTAGCCCTGGGGCAGGTAATTTAAGCGATGGGACCAGCGGGAGCGACAGCGTTTTTTCATCTATCACATCAATTGGTGGAGGTAAAGGTGGAGCTCAGGGTGGTTCTAATGGTGGAGGAGCTCAGGGAGCAACTTCTGCAACTGGACAGGGTTTTCCAGGTTCAAGTGGTGGCCAATATCGTGGCTCAGGTGGTGGTGGAGCTGGGGCAGCAGGTGCTGGCTCGGGTTCTCATGGAGCATCGACAGGAGGTACTGGAGTTTCATCATCAATAACTGGGTCAGGTTCAACGAGAGCCGGAGGTGGCGGTGGAGGCCGTGACCATTATTTTAATTCAGGCACAGCATCGGGTGGCTCAGGTGGTGGTGGCCAGGGTCGATCAAATAACACAGGGCAAAATGGAGGCGGCAACCAAGGCGGTGGAGCTGGCGGTGGAGGTACTTTATCTCTTGGTCAGTCATGGCGAGGTGGTGCAGGTGGTTCAGGTATAGTTATTTTAAGGTTTCCAAGCTCTAACAGCATAATAGTAGGGTCCGGGTTATCAAGTTCATCAGCAACAGATGGCGATGACACAGTTGTAACTTTTACATCAGGCACCGGAACGTGTAGTTTTTCATAATGGCACATTATGCTTTTATAAAAGATGGAGTTGTTACTGAAGTAATAACTGGCATTGATGAAAATTCCAAAGAAAATTTACCTGGTGATTTTGATAGCTGGGAGGAGTTTTACTTAACTCAGAGGCCAGGTCAAGATGCTTGTCTTAGAACTTCTTATAACACATACCATAATCAGCATTTATTAGGTGGTACTCCTTTTAGAGGTAATTATGCAGGTATTGGTTTTACCTATGATTCCGTAAATGATTTATTTATTCATCCAAAGTTTTTTGATAGTTGGGTTTTTGATGTTGATTCAGCAAGTTGGAAGCCACCGATCGATAAACCTGCCGATGCAAATGATGAGCATGACACATCTAAACCAAGAAAACATTACGATTGGAATGAAGAGACTGAGTCCTGGGATTTAATAAAAACTTATAATTACAATGCAGATGATGAAGTTTGGGAGTAAAATAATTTTTAAAAAGGTGCAAAATCAAAAAAATAAAATTTTTCACGGATCAAGAAACTTTATTAGAGTTTCCTGAGTTATATCCACAACCAGCACGTAATTTTATACCTGATTGGTATAAAAAGATGCCTATCAATGATGATGACGAAACAAAAGCCCAAGACTCCCCATCAATAATTTCATCTCATAGAACTGTCAAAACTTGTCCAAGTTTCATGGAAGTTTTTAACGAGGGTTTTGTTGAGGTATCCCCTTGTGATGTTTGGTTAAGGTCAAGACCTGATGGCACCTGGGCCTGGAAGACAGCAAATGACAGTTTTTCAATGGAGCCCCATGATTTTTTTCAATTTGTAAAATATGCACCTAAAGATTCTAATGTTAAAGCTGTTTTTAAGTATGTTAGCCCTTGGTATGCTGTAACTCCAAAAGGTTATAGTTTAAGGCAGGTTCCTTTAATGTATCACTACAATCAAGATTTTTATGTTCCTTATGGTGTTTTGAAAGCTGACGTTCATTACACCTTAAATCCGCAAATATTTATTACTTCTGATTCTGATGAAATTGTAATTAAAAGAGGACAGCCTTTATGTTATTTAATTCCTTACAAAAGAGAAAAGTTTGGCTTAGAAATTGAAAGTTTTAAAACTTTTAAAGACAAACGTGAAAATGAACTTAAAAAGCAGGCAATGTTTATTGGTTCATCATTTCGTAGCAACTACCACAGATTTGATTAATTTAGGCCAGGGTCACTCCCCTGCTTAAGTGTTTAATATAAATCTTAATGAAACTTGAAGTTAAAAGGACCCAGCTAGGTATCGATGCCACAAATGGCGAGCTTTATATTGATAATGTCCGGGAGTGTTTTACCCTGGAGGATGAAGTTCGAGATGGCCCTAAGGTCTACGGCGAGACGGCCGTTCCAGCTGGTGAGTACGAAATAACATTTAGAACTGTTGGCGGTTTTCATACCAAATTAAAAAAATATTACGATAATAAAGAAGGTTTTGGTCCTGGATGGCATAAAGGCTCACTTTGGGTCCGTGACATTCCTGGGTTCGAGTTTATATTAATCCACCCTGGGAATGACGATTCCGACACCCTGGGCTGTCTTTTGGTCGGCCAAACTCAGCAAGACCTGGACAAAAATAAAGACGGCTTTATTGGTCGATCAAGAGCTGCTTATGAGGCTTTGTATCCAAAAGTTCGAGATGCTTTGCTTGCTGGCGAAAAGGTAACGATCAAATATACAAATCTAGGCCAGGTGGAACCTGAGCCTGTTAATGATAAAATTGTAAAAAAAGAGGAGCATCTTTTGAATAAAGGCGACAATGGTTTAAATGTTAAGTTTCTACAAAACTTACTATTGTCCTGGGACTCAGGTTGTTTACCAAAGTTTGGAGCTGATTCTGACTTTGGTGGCGAAACCCTGGAAGCTGTAAAAGGTTTTCAATCATCCCATGGACTCGACCCATCCGGCTCAATTGACTTTATGACAGCGATTGCTTTGAGTAAGTATGTCAAGGAGTAAAAATAAAATGGATTTTAAAGATTGGGCCATAAAGGTTGGGATTAGAACTCTCAGAACTTTTATCCAGGCTTTTTTGGGGATCCTTACCGCAAGTGGGACCGGGATGGTTGAGATGGATGTTTTAACTAATGCCCTTGTTGCTGGAGCTGTCGCTGCTGTTACAGCTTTACAGAATGGTCTTGAAGAGTGGACCCCACAAAATAAAGGCTAGATTTAAATAAATTTAGCTTATAAATTTAATACCTTAATTCGTATAGGTTTGGTGTTATTCCTGGTTTTTCCATTTCCGGTCCTTGCTAGTGAAACCACAACCTATGAACGTATTGCTGGTAATGGTCAGAACGAAACTTCATTAAGTTTTGACTATGGTGGCGTGTCCTGGAATAGATTAGATATTCATAGTGGCGATTGCGGCTCAACTACTCAGGCTGTTCATTTCAATATGCAATCAGCTGCTGATGGCACTATCACAATGACATTCCCGGAGTCTGACGTGTCTGCTGCTGGTTTTTTAAGTGGCTGCGTAAACGATCCCTATACCGT